ATGCCCCGACGTTTTTCGACAGAGACTAGAACTTGGATATATCGCTACCTATGCTTGCGTGACGGCGAGAAGTGCGCCGAGTGCGGTATCACCCCCGCCGAGATAAAACAACTTGACAATAAACCGACTACATTCTATTCGCTCGACATCGACCACATAGATAACAACAAGCAGAATAACGTGGAGTCGAACTTTCAGTTACTTTGCCGCTCGTGCAACACGACTAAAGAAAACCAACACCGACGCGGCCGTCCCAAAGCTCCCAAGGGGCCTTGTGTGTGTGTGTGTGCAGACACAGACGTAATGAAGAAGGCTATCCCGTATGCGGAAGCCAGCGCGGAAATGAGAGCCAACGCGCAGTATGAGACAGCGTTCAGAGCATGGACGTTGAGCTATATCAGGGAGCATGGACATATAAGCAAGGTAGACGCAGTCAACGCAGGCGCAGAGCTATGCGGATGCAACCCGTCAACGTCCGGTCGATACCTTGCCAAGCTCACATCGATTGCAGGTCCATTGCGGGAGAGCAAAGACCGCACAGGGGCAATCGTCGTCAGCTACAAACCCGAATATACGGAGGCTCAGGCATGACAGGACATAAACTCCTACCACTCGCAATCAAAGCAGGCCGCTACGACGCAGCGGCCACCGTAGTTGTACACAGCGCATTAAACGTTTTGAAGGGGAGCACGAACAATGGCCAAACGCAGCAGGGGAGCCCAGCCAGCAAATAGAAACGCCCTGAAGCACGGTTTCTATGCCAAGACCTTGACCGAAGCCGAGAAGGTTGACTTGGAAGCCGCCGCCGATATCGAGGGACTGGACGACGAAATCGCCCTCTTGCGCGTGAAGATTAAACACGCCCTTGAGCGCGATCCCGACAACCTCGACATACTGCTGGACGCCAGCACAACGCTTGCGCGGCTGGTGAAGCTGCGCTACGGCCTCACAGAGAAGGACGGCCACAGCATCCAGGACAACATCGTGAAGGTACTAACAGAGCTGGGCGGCCCGATAGTCACAGGCGTATTAACAAAGACGATATTAAAAGGAGGTTAGATGAAGCAATTTCCGATACTAAACACGCCGTTCTTCTACTGCACGGCAAACGGCACACGTGCACATATTCTTATCGTTTCCTATCCTACATACCTCGACAAGAAATCAGGCACCACGCTATGCAAGACCAGCGGCGAGTTTATCCACCTTGGCAACCGCCTCGTCAATGATTATCAGGCTCGCCAGCTGGGCGTCGTCGTCGCCGAGATTTGCCCCGAATGTCTCGCGGCCTATGGCCAGAAGCCAGAGCTGCCGCAGCCGAAGTTTGCGCCGGTCCCGCGCAAAGGCCAGAAGCGAACGAGGAAAAAGGATATTACCTGCTAATGATTACCGTCCGGCCGTACCAGCGCGCAATCATGGACGCCGTTCTCGACAGCGTTCGCCATCGGCGCGGCCGCACGTTCAGCGTCGAGATATCGCGCCAGGGCGGGAAGAACGAGACCAGCGCCCAGCTTGAAGTTCTACTCATGACCATGCACTTTATCACCGGAGGCAACATTATCAAGTGCAGCCCGACGTTCAAACCGCAGACCCTCAATAGCAAAATGCGGCTTGAGGATCGATTAACAGACTGGGGTTTTGGCAACGCCTACCAGTCCGAGTTCGGCTACATGATAAGACTTGGCAACGCCCGGACGTTGTTCTTCTCAGCAGACAAGAACGCCAACGTCGTCGGCGCTACCGCCCACGTCCTACTCGAAATCGACGAGTCGCAGGACGTGGACAAGGAGAAGTACACCAAAGAGTTTAAGCCGATGGGAGCCACGACCAACGTTACCACCGTGCACTACGGCACCACATGGGACGACACAACCTTGCTTGAGGAAACCAAGCAGATGAACCTTGAGCAGGAGCGCAAGGACGGCATAAAGAGGCACTTCCGCTTTGACTGGCAGGAAGTGGCCAAGTACAACCCCGACTACCGCCGCTACGTCGAGGCCGAGCGCGACCGCCTCGGAGCGGATCACCCGCTATTTCTTACACAGTATTGCCTTGAGCCAATCAAGGGAGGCGGCCGATTCTTTAACGAGCGCCAGCTTGCGCAGCTGCAGGGAGCGCACCCGCGGCAGCCGCTCGCCGATCCGAGCAAGACCTACGTTGCAGGGTTAGACCTTGCCGGAGAGATAGAGGTTGACGAGGAACACATGATGAGCGTCGCCAAGCGCGACAGCAGCATCATGACGATTGCCGAAGTCAACCACATGCCAGGCAACGCAGAACCATTCCTTAACATCGTGCAGATATACGCATGGCTAGGTGTAAAGCACTCGACAGTCGAGGACACGTTCGTTGACCTTATCAAGAACGTTTGGAACCTACGCAACGTCGTCGTCGATGCTACCGGAATCGGCGAGCCCGTCGCTAGCCACTTGGAAGCCCGTTGCGGCAGTATCGTTACCCCGTACAAATTCACGCAGCAGAGCAAGAGCCACCTTGCGTTCGGCTTGCTTGCCGCAGTCAACAGCGGCAGGTTGAAGCAGTACACCAAAGACAACAGCACTGAGGCGCAAGAGTTCTGGCAGCAGATGAAGAACGCGCGCGGCGAGTTCAGGCCGAACCAGACCATGAATTTCTTTGTAGACCCCAGCCAGGGACACGACGACTATCTAATGAGCCTTGCGTTAGTAGCAGAGGCAGGCGCAACCACGAAGAACAGAACAGCGAAAGGAAGAACATCATGAGCGACGACATATTCGGACAGATAGCGGAACAACTCAGAGACAGGCAGACAGGCTATACCAACTTTCTGAATTTCTACAACGGCACACAATGGCCGACGCCAGCGCGGCGCGGAGATCGGCAGCTTGTCATTAACTACGCCAAGGCCAACATCGAGAAAACGACCAGCTATCTAATGAACGAAATGTATGTTGTGCTCGACCCGTTGACCAAAGAGAACACTAAGAACGCCGAGGCAGCCGAGAAAGAGTTGAACCGTATCGAGGCCGACAACGACTGCGAGGAGCTGGACTACAACACAGAGAGAGACGCCGCTATCTACGGAGACGGATGTTACAAGGTAACTTGGGACATCGTCAACAGGCGCGTTCGTATCACGGCCCCGCCAGTGGGCGGCCTTGCGTTGTGGTGCGACAACCCCAACAATCCCACTATTATCACGCAGCTTGCATCTCAATATAAGCTGCCCTCAGGCGATATCGCAACCGAACTATGGACGGACAAGACCTTTCGCTACTATATCAAGAACGAGCTGAGCAGATCAGCGCCGAACCCTTACGGATTCATACCATTTATTCACTTCCCCAACTTGCGCAAGCCAGGCAACCTGTGGGGAGAATCCGACATCGAGACCATTAAACCCCTGCAGGTGGAATACAACCGCGCCGCGTCGCAGGTGTCGAAAATCCTTGAGCTATCCGGCAACCCGATAACCGTGATTGAAGGCGTTGACGACGCCGCCGATATCGCCGTTAAGCCAGGCGAGGTTTGGACGCTGCCGGAGAAAGCGAAAGCCTACCTTCTGGATCTGTTGGCATCGGGCGGTATCAAGCTACACATGGACTATATCGATTTTCTTTACAGGTCAATACAGGATACCTCAGAGACCCCCAAGAGCGCGTTCGGCTTGACCGAGGGAGGCCAGGTCACTGGCCCCGTCCTCGAAATCGAAATGCAGCCATTAGTTCAAAAGGTAAAGCGCAAACGCCGCATCCGCACGACAGTCTATCGCCGCCGCGCCGAGATAATACTTGCCCTGCTAAAGCAGTTCAAGGGAACACACTACGGCGCAATCGAGCCCCGCATTGCGTGGGGAGACATATTGCCCAACGACTTTACGGCAGACGTGGCGAACGAGAATATCCTCATAGGCAAACTTGTTCACAGCCGCAAGACCGCGATGGAGAACCTCGGAGTCGAGGACACCGACGCGGAGTTCAAGCAGGCCATGGACGAGCGTGCAGCGATATTGAAGCAGCAACCCCCGCAGCAGAACGGAGCCAAGCCGAAAGGCGGCGGCGACACAAATGTGAGTGAGAGTACGCCGCCAGCAGCCTAAGCCCCGAACGATAAAAAAAGAAAGAGAGGCAGCAGAAATGCCAGACGAAACCCCGACACAGGTAGCGGATAGAGTAGCAGCTGAGGCCGCCGCCCGCATCGCGGAACGTGCCGCAGGTGGAAGCATAGCCCTCGCAGCAGAGGACAGAGCGTTGAAGGCAGAAGCAGCTCTTGCCGAGCTAAAGGCAACAATTGCCGCGCGAGATCTCACCGGAGAAAAAGAAAAGCTCATTGCGGCCAACCCCGACATACCCGCTGGCCTTATCACAGGAGACACCGCTGCCGCGCTCGCCGCGTCCGTAGCGTCGGCTAAAGCTATCGCCGACCAGGTGCGGCAGCAGCTCGCGGCCACGACCGATATCCCCGCAGGGGGAGGCACACCGCCAGCCGTTGACCCTTTCAGCCTTCCCCCGAACGAGCGCATCGCTTACGGCCTTGCACACCCGGAGATTCAGCGCACCAATATCGGCGCACACGACAAGGGCGAACGTGCCCCAGCAAAGGAAAAAGAGAAGAAGAAGGGAGCATAACAAATGGCTATAACGTTAGTACAGGGAGCCAAACTATCAAATGATGTCGTACTGCACGGCATCCTCGATCTGGTAATCAAGGCCCATGACCTATTCGAGTACCTACTGTGGGACGAGCTAGTAGGCACAGCGTTCACCAAGGTCACCATGGTCACAGAGCCCACCGTCGCCCATATACTGCCCACCGAGTCAACCAGTGAGGACACAGGAGACTGGACGAGTTCAGCCGTCGGCCTAAAAATCGCCATTGGAGACGCCGACATCGACCAGTTCATGGAACGTAGCTATTCCAATGTTCAAGACCTCAAGACAGCCGTGCTACAGAAGAAAATGAAAGCATTGCTGGACAAGATGGGGTACATGAGCATCTACGGCTGTGAGGCCACATATCTGGGACTTGCCGGAGACACCCGCTACCCTGTCGGCTTGCGCAAGCTCATCGGCGCCGATGCTGCCAGCGGCAACGTCATGGCGGCAGGAGCCGCAGGCGCGGCGCTCACACTCGACATGCTCGACCAGCTCATTGACATGGTGCAGGGAGGTTCGCCGACCCACCTGCTAATGAACAAGGCCCTGCGGCGCAAGATAAAAGCGCTTGCCCGCGCAGCCGGAACCAACTTGACAGTGCAGGAGGGCAAGTTGGGCCAGGCCGTCGAAATGTACGGCACGGCCAAGATTTGCATATCCGACCACATGCTGCAAACGCACATAGTCGCTACCAGCGCGGAGACAGCCATAACAGGCGGAGCTTGCGGCACAATCTATGCGCTACGGCTCGACGAGGACGGTTTCCGTGGCCGCATAAACGGTGGCGGGATAATGCACAACAGCATCGGCCAACTCGAAACCAAGGACGCCGAGAGGGAACGCTTTAAGGCGTACTACAACTACGACGTCCTGAACCCGATATCGTGCGCCGCCCTTATCGGAGCGAAGGTAAGCTAAATTTAAGCGGTCTTGCCAACCGCTTATAAAACCTCCTGTGGCTGGGGCGGGAGACTAACCCCCTCCCGCCCCCAGCCACCAGAGGAAAGGACGTATGAACAGAGATATAATCACAACACAGCTACGAACGCTACTAAGCGACCCGTCAGCGGCAACATGGTCCGCGGATCTGTTGAACACGCACATCGACGCCGCACTCAATTACTTCTCGCGCCAGCTTCCGGCAGAGGACAATCAAGACGTTGCCACCGTCGACGGCAGCCGCGACCTCAGCATCGCCGCCCTGGCCGACATTGCCATCATCTACGCCGTCGAGTGGCCGATAGGCAGAGACCCCCGCGAATACCAGCGGTTCGGCTTATTCGGCGATGTTCTCACCATGGACAGCACAGCGCTTGGAGATACAACTAACGCCCGCATCTACTACGGCCGCTACCGCAAGCTCTACAACCAGTGGAAAGCGTCCACGGCCTACGTAGTGGGCGATTACATCGTCCCTACCACAGCCAACGGCCGCTGCTATCGATGCAAGACGGCAGGGACCAGCGGCGCAACCCAGCCGACGTGGGGAACGACGCTCGAAGGCGATACAAGCGACGGCAGCGTAGTCTGGACATGCAAAGAATACTTCTCGATATCGGAAGCGTTCTACCCGATATTGTGCCTCGGCGCTTCCGGTTACGCCCTCGAAGAATACGGCCGCCGCATCCTTAACAGCTTCAACGATGGCGGTCCGAAAGCAGCCTCGGATTATATGAAGCGAGGCTACCACACCCTTGAACAATACCGCAAAGAAGTGCGGCAGCTATCAGCTAACAACCGCGTCCGAGTGCGACAGCTATACAGCCCGCGCCAGGTCAGGCCGTCGCGCTTTACCGACGCGGGACCATAAAAACGAAAGGAGGAATACTCACATGGACGGAGTAGCAGCAGTAATCACCGCAGTATGCGCAGGCTTGGCAGCCCTACTTGTTGCCGCCATTCCGCTGGTGCAGCTTAAATACCGCAAGCCGCTGCAGCAGGCTAACGAGGCGATTAGCGGCGTGGCAACAGCGACTGGCAAGGTGTCTGCATCCTTCGCCAAGTACAACGGCCTAGTCGCTCAGGCGAAGGCTAACGATGGCAAGGTAGACGCTGGCGAAATGGCTAACATCATGACGCAGATGGGAAGCGACATGGCCGACATTGCCGCCTACGTTGGCACCGAGATAACAGCCGTTAAAAACGCAGGAAAATGAAAAGCCTATCATCTACCCTAGTCGCAGCGCAGCAGAGCGTATCCCGCCGCCCAGCCGTGTCCGTTAAGGTCGAGGATAAGCTGGGCGGCTTTCCCCGTTTGCGATGGACGCAGCAGCCTTTGCAAAACTACTTCCCCGACTACTACAACCGCATCGCTGCTTGCGTCACCAGCGACGGCGCGCTATTGCGCTTTGTGTCCGAAGCCACCGGAGACGCTAACGCCTTGTGGTTCTCCCGCGTCACCAACCCGCCTGCAGGTTGCTACAGCGCGTCCTGGCAGAACTGGACGCCAGCGTCTTTCGGCATCGGCTGCGCGGCCAACGGTATGCGAGTGTTCTTATTCTTCGGTGACGGCGATAGTTACCAGCCAAAAGTTAGAACCAGCGTAGACGGCGGCGTGACGTGGAATACACCTACCTACCTTGGCGGCGGCTCAGGTTACTTCGGCGGTGACATGGACTATTATGCCGCCGCGTTCAAGGACGCTAACAATGCCCTGCTAATCGCCGTCGACGCCGACCACTTTGAGCCCTGGCGCGCCCGATGGAACAGCTCCACAGGCTGGGAAGCGTTAACGGTCCAGAGCAGCTTAGGCATCGAATCAATCGACGGCGTTGCTATCCGATGGAACGCTGTCCTGCAACGCTACGAGGTGCATTTCACCATCTATGACGGAGACTCAGGCAGTAAGCACGCCATATATCTTTACGACCCCTCAGACGATAGCTGGGAGGCCGATATCCGCACCCTATTCGACAGCAGCACTACTCTGGCTATCGGAGCTTCCACCGCCGCCAATAGCGTCGTTTCCGACCCCTTTTACGCTTTCAGTCGTGACTTGCCTCAGTGGGGAGCTTCGACTGTATTCCTTGCCCGCCAGGTGCATGACGCCCTGGGCGCGATGAATACCACAATCGACCCGATGCCCATCATATCAACAGGCACAGGCAACTATTACATGTTTGCGTTAACGGGAGACGGAGAGACTTACTATTTCTTGACGCCATCCAGTCTGCGTTATGCTCAGGTGCCCGCCAGCAAGGACATATCCGAGCGTGTGCTGGATATCGCATCGTCGTTGCGAGGCAAGACCAAGGTGCTATTAAACAACGCCGACAATGGAGTGGCCGCCCTCGGTTTGCAGATCGGCGCGCGGCTGCATATCAAGTGGGGATACAACACATCAGCCGGAGACGAGTACGCGGACGCCGATATCGACTACTACATATCCAACATGAAGCCCACCGCCCGCAAGGGCAAGCGCACGGTCCTGATAACCGCCCTGCCCGCATCCGACCTGCCGCGCCGCTGGCAAGCTACCGAGACGTTTCAGTGGAGCGCGGCGCATCTGCACGATATCGCCGTCGCTGTGTTCGCCCGCGCAGGGCTAAAGCTCATAGACAGCGGCTCACTCAGCGCCCAGCTTACGACATACGATACCAACTTCAGTATAAATCCGAACGAGGACGGCGCGGCAATCCTGAAACGCATCGAGCGCCGCTTTCCCGAGCTGATCCGCTATTCGACAGACGGCAAGGTTTACATCTGCGAGTACACCGACGCCCCGGGTTTTGAAGAACAGTACGGCGCAGACTATATCAAGATTATTGACGATGTTCTGTTGGATCAGCACCCCGATATTAACCGTCTGCAGATAACGGGCGCAGGCTTTAAGCTTGCCGAAGTGTACGACATCGATATCGTCGACGCCTGGGGCAGTAACGCCTACACCATGGAAGATATTTCCCTTGATACTACTGCCAAGCTGCAGGCGCTGGGCGCTATCATCCTCAAGAAGCAGGCCATCCACACCCCACAGCGCATGATAACAATATCGCTTAACCCCGCCCACGACCTATACGATTGCATAGAAGTTGAGGGCAGCTACTACCGCATCATCGACGTTATAAACAAATATAGCATCGATAAGCGCACCTACACATCGACGCTGTTGCTGGGGGCAGTATGACCGGAAAGTTAGTCAAAGGAATATTGAAAGCATACAGCGCGGGATCTGCGGACGTCCTTATTATCGGCGCGAGCTATACGAAGATTGAGGGCGTAAAAGTTGCGCCGAATATCCCCTCAGCAGAAATGATTGTCGATAGAACAGTTGCTGTATTGTACCTAAGCGACAATAACCCATCTGATTGCGTAATCGTTGCCGTGTGGAATAGCGCTGCCCCAGCTACCCCAGCTATCATTGACCATATTGCTTTAGCTAATAAAGGCACAAACACCCATGCCCAAATTGATACTCACCTTGCAGCGTCAGCCCCGCACTCTGGACATGAGATTACAAGCAGTAAGGGCGCGACCAGCGGCTATTGTCCTCTTGATTCAACCTCTAAAGTTCCGACTGTCAATCTTGGTGGCTCAGGTGCCGATGCTACCAAGTTTTTAAGAGGTGACCAAACATGGGCAGCGCCCCCGAATACCAGCTACGTGTTAAATGTGGTAGCTGCCAACCTTGCTACGCTTACCGATGCAGCGACTTACTATTTCGGTTGTCAGGCTGGACTTGCTCCTCAGACCACAGCTGTCCTTGCATGTCTCTATATTCCAAAGGCAGGAACAATCAAAGCAGTCTATATCTTTACACGCGCTGTCACTGCAGGAAGCAATAACGCTTTTTCGATGTATGTCAGGCTTAAAAATACCACAGACACATTGATAGCAACCGTCAGTCTCGCAACTAATGTCAGATTATTCAGCAACACAGGTTTATCTATATCCGTAGCCCAGGGAGACTATATCGAAATCAAAATGGTGTGTCCTACATGGACTACGAATCCTGCAAACATGACCATCGGTGGCGTGGTTTATATCGAATAAGGAGGACACAATGACCAAGACACAGAAGATAGTTACCGCTATAACGATAACCCTGATCCTATTCGGTTTCGCCCTACTGATTTACTACCATGTTATCGGAGTGGACTAGAAAGCCAAGTCACGTGCGCGTGACCCCCGCCAGGTGGAGTCTCAGTCCGCAGCCATTCCCCCCTCTTCGCACTATGCGGCCTTATGTGGCGCCGCCGCAGGGAGAAAGGAGCGGCAATCATGGCAGAACATAAGGGCATAGTGCAAACCGTCGCCGCGCAAGCGCAGGCGGGCGGCCATCTTCCCCTAAGCGGCGCATCACGGCCAGCTTTGCCGCGTGTTGCATGGCTTCCAGCCTGCGCCCCGGGTCAAACTAGCCGTCATGCGCCGCTCGATAATGATAAGAGGGCGTCATGGCATCGTACTTCGCGGCGCGCAAGCCTACGCTGCGCTACGGCGTGGCGCATCCGCTACTACTCGCCGTCACGCCCCGAGGACGACGAGGGGTGGCCGCAGCACTCCCGACATGCGCCCGTCAGCGGCCACACGATGGCATCACAAGCCCCGTACTGCCTCAATACAAGCATTCGTCTCCCTCGAAGGTATACAGCGATTCGTTTTTCTCCTACCGCCCAACGTAGGTCATATCTGATTCGTTTCCGACGATTTTATTGTCGAGCTTGCAAGCAAGCCGCTTTTAGTGCTCATCGACCAAGGTGTCGGCGCAAGCGCCTCTTTTATTTATGGCTTAGTTTTTCTCCCGTAATGCAGTATATCGGCCATGTCGCGCTGGACTTCGCCGCCGCAAGGGTAAATGCACTCCTTCGTCGCCCTTGCGGTAAACGCGCCATTAGGCCGCTCTCCCACTTACTGTGGGAGAAAAACTCCCGCCCAGGGGGGCAACGTATGTGGTGTACTAAAACGGGCGCACAGGTCAGCACAGGCTCATCGGCTTGTCAGTTGTGTTCGTCTCCATGCGCCGCATACCTGGCAGTGTGCCAGCAGTCAGAGCATCGGTTGTCGCAGTTGTGCGCTGCGTGGCGGTCACGGCGCCAGGCAGCAGGCAAGCCGTTGCATGGCCGCTGGGCGCATACCCCCGTAGAGCCGCAGCCCGTACAGGGCAGGCTTGTATAAGGAGGGGAACATGGCAACACCAAAGGAAATCCAAGAGAGAATAGAGCAAGAAGACCACCAGCGCGCCGTCAATGAGCGCATCGCAAAACAGGCAGCAGAGGCCGTCGCCCATGCACAGGCGCAGCAGTACACAGAAGCCCCCGTCAGCTTCAATGTTACCTGCTATGTCAAAGGCTTCAAGTGCGGCTTTACGGTCCGTAACGGAGACCCCGCAGAACTCGCCAAGAAAATCCCAGGCATCATAAGCTACCTTGAGCGCATCGGCGCAACACCAACACCAGGGCGCGCTGAGGCCAGCGCGGATCCTGAGAAACATACACCGCCACAGCCAGCAGTAGAGGCCGCCGCGGCGCCGGTGTGTGAATGTGGAGAAAAGGGCGTGTATCTCGCCGGAGAGAATGAGCGCGGCCCCTGGTGCGGGTATAAGTGCCCCCGCTGTGATGAGTTCATTAAAGGCACATTCCGCCGCGCCAAGTCCTACAAGTCAGACCGCACCTTACAGGGCGCGCAGAACTAAGAATAACGCAGGGGCGGGCGGGCGCAACCGCCCGCCCCGGGAGGGATAACGAATGCAAATCATAGTCAAATCATCACGAACCATCGGCGAACCATACCGGAACAAACACGGCGTTGTTTGTGAGAGTTTCAGCGAGCTTTTACAGGAGGTCAACCGACTGTATAACTTGGCAAAGCTGGAAAAGACGGACGAGCATATTACGTTGCAGGTGAGGCAGGAGACCCACGCACCACGCCCCACATGCTATGACGTATATGTTGACAGTGAAGAAAAGCCCATCCGTGTTAATGCCTACGACCTCGACGACGTTTACAGCCAGCCAGAACTTGAAGGCGTAAGCCCGAAGGATATCGACCGCATCGAGCCCGTAGAGATGGAGCCCGTCCGCGCCGGAGCATGAGCCCCACGCAGATCGCCGCAGCAGAAAGCCGCCGCAGCTGCAAGGTTCGGCGGCTTTGCTATTATCTCTGATGTGGTAAAATAGACAAACCCACTTGCGGAGGTTGATATGGCTAATACTCTTTACTATGGTGATAACCTCGACGTACTTAGACGACACATTGATGACGACTCGGTTGACCTCATTTACCTTGACCCGCCATTCAACAGTAACGCTACTTACAATGTGCTATTTGCCGAACATGATGGAGCGCAGGCCGCCGCTCAGATTAAAGCTTTCGAAGATACATGGAAATGGGACACAACTGCTGCCCGGGCATACCAAGAGATTGTAGAATCAGGTGGTAAGGTATCCCAAACGATGCAGGCCTTCCGCACAATGCTTGGTGATAGTGATATGCTTGCCTATCTTGCAATGATGGCACCGCGCCTTGTGGAGCTGCGGCGTGTGTTGAAATCTACAGGTAGCATTTATCTGCATTGCGACCCAACTGCGAGTCATTATCTCAAATTATTAATGGACGCAGTATTTGGTGCTAGCAGGTTCGGAAATGAAATTGTCTGGTGTTATAAGAGGTGGCCATCAAAACAGAAAAACTTTCAGCAAATGCACGATATCATACTTAGGTACACTAAATCGAACGAT